ACTAGTCTTCTCTAGCGGAGTCCTTCCGTACCCCCGCTTCATGCGGGGTTTTTTCTTCTATGAGTGACATCCAACTTCCGCTTTTCGATATCGAGCCATGTGCCGTCGAGACTGACCCAATCCTGACCGTCAGTGCTGACTCAGATGACGTGTCTTTGCGTCTGTATGACAAGTCTCATTGTTGGCAATACGACATTCGGAGCAACAATCTCACTGAAGACATCCGTGAGTCGGGGATTCCGGTTGATTTGATAGCGGCAATGACACCGGACGACTTTGAATTCCGGTTGATGAGGACAGATGAGGAGAAGGAGCAAGCAATTCTCTTCATTCAGAGGCATGAGTGGCTCGGAACAATCTCTCAGTACACGACGCATTGGTACGGGTCGTACTATTTCGATAAGAATCAGGGTCTCTTTGGACGGCACGTTCTTGCTGGGGTTATTCTGATGAACATCCCGAACGGAATGTCCAAGATGCTCGGTGAGGACACCCGTATCGAACGCCTAATCAGTCGAGGAGCGTGTGTGTCTTGGTCACCGAAGTGTCTAGCCAGCCGAATGATGATGTGGTGCATCCGAGACATGGTTAGGAACACCGAGTTCAGGCTGTTTACCGCCTATTCCGACCCTGCCGCCAAAGAACTAGGCACGATTTACCAAGCCTGTAACTTCTACTACCTCGGTAATCGGTTCGGAGCGACGAGTAAGTACATCAATCCCTACAACGGGAAGATTGTGTCCGATAGATTCTTCCGACAGAAGTCAGCGTACCGACTCTATGCTCGTGAACTTGGAATCAGATGGCAAGACTCGTGGATGGTCAATGACTCAATCGACTGGTCTCGTGTGCCGTCATCCATTGAGGCTCAGTTGAGGGCAATGTCCAAAGCAAAGCAAGCGATTGCTACCCCAGTACAGTCGCCAAAGAAGCATAAATATGCCTACGTGCTAGGTAAGTCCAAGGTTGAGACAAAACGCCTCAGGATGAGGTTTCTGGAGGCGAATAAAACCTATCCGTATCCAAGTGTCAGGGGCGAATAAAAGAAGCCCCACGCCGAGGAGTTAGCGTGAGGCTTCAGTGAAGGAGATTCATTACGACTTTACCAGTGCCTTGTTCAAGGGCAAGCCCTAAAACAAAAAAACCAACCCTGAGGTTGGTATTGCCTACCGTTCCGTAGAACGGTGCTGACTTCTTGCTTTGCGTCAGCCCATATAGCCCGTAGAGGAGTCTGATAAGTCCTGCTATTTGGGAATTCCACCCCTTCATGGATGCATCAAGTCCATGCCTATTTCAATGCGGTCAGAAAACTTCCAGCACTGTCACTATGCTGGAGGGACTCCTGCTTTATGTCCCCGAATAGCCCCCTGAGGAGTTTAGTTTGTCCGTCAGTTTGGGAATCCCACCCTATCAAGTAACTTGATTGAACAGAGTATAGTTCACACTTTACTTAGTTGTCAAGTACTTTTTCAAAAATATTTTTGCGGGTAGTCGAACCCCGGAGGGAGACTACCCTACACTCAGTCACGAGCCCGATATCTCGCAATTTTTGTTAGTCCGTGGTGTGCTGGGGCTTGAACCCAGACCAGTAAACTGGTGTATCCCTGCCACCCTACCTTCTAACTTCTAAAGCCGAGGGTTATCGATTCCAAACCTCTCCGCTAGGCTTTGATGGAGTGCTTCATCTCAGCCACGTATAGATGTTACTTCACAGGAAACTGATTGTCAATAGTAAAGTCACTTCTTTTTCAATTTCTTTTTCAGGTGAGCAATCTCTTCCTCTTGTACCTCGATAATCTTCCTCAGTGCGTCAATGTAGCGGTCGGTTCGGATGTACAACTTTTGCTCGTCGGAATATTGCGGCAAGTTGGTTATGTGCTTCTGGAGGTCACTTATCATTGTTGGGATTGGGACTTGAAACTGGAATGGGTTGTTGTTTTTCATGTCTAGGTCATCCTACTCGTTGTCGTGCGTCCATCAGTTCAGAACGCATCTTCCATATCATCTGTCTCACGATGTCTTCTGGGAAAGTACTTGCGATGAGTTTGCAAAACGGGATGATTCGTGACACACCCTTCTCGTTTTTTGTGTCTGTGATTGTGAGCGTTGCGTCTGAGTCTGAACAGTTGACCGTGACTAGGTAGTCGCCGATTGCAAACCGTGAATCGATAGCATCGACAACGGCACACTCAACATCTTTGAATGTTGGGCTACTCATCTGGTGTAGGTTCCAACTCGATTACGAATGACTTGACTCGATACTTCATAGGCTTTGTCGTGTGCTTCCCATTTTCATCTAGCACAAGGTTGCCATCACCGTCGTAAACAATCTCACTTGCAACGAATGCCACTTCACGTCGGTGATTTTCAACATCAAGCGTGAAATCAAACTTCCTAACGTGTGCCGCAACCTTTGCATCGGAATATCCAAACTTCCAATAGGTTACATATCTTCCAGAGTCATCTACATAGTGTTCAGTCGAGCCAGATAGATACATCGATGTCATTTCAGTACAGTCCATTGTTCATTGAGCAGGTTGTACAGGAGAATGTCATTATTCAACGGAGTCCCGTACACCCTGATAGAGGTTTCGACTTCGCCATTGGCGAGCGTCTGGTTAGTTGCTTCGATTTGAATCCGGTAGTCATCGACCAGCGTAATCAAAACCGCCTTGCCGCTCCTAAGCATTATCAGTGCGTCAATTCCCGTCATTAACTAATTCCCAATCCTCGGCTTTAAGGTCATCGATTGTCAACTCGATTCTACGGGCGACAATCATGTCCTGAATGCCTTGTATGCCCTCATGAAAACTCTTTGTAGTTCGGTTGTATCGGATTGTCCTGTCAACTGTACTTGACTTGCGGGTAACCGTCGCCCCAGATATCAGGTGCGGAATCATGTCGCTGATTGTCATGCTTTCTCCTCAGTAGCATCCCGGTTGTCAATAGTTCGCCCGGGGCTTGAATGTAACACATCTGAATCAGTTAGTGCAAGTCAAATTACAAAGCCCCTGTAGGGCTCTAGAAGGCTCATACAGGGGCTTGACTCAGTTAGGGCTATCAGTTATCGAAAGGCTTTCCACTACCTTCAGAGCATGACTTGAGGTAGAAGTCGATGAATCGATAAACCCACCATAGCGGGTCGTACGGCTCATTGTCACTGGTAAACGTGAAGCCAAGTGATGTAGCACTTAGGTTTCCGGTTTCCCCACGCCGTGCAAAGAACGTGTCATTGACATTCTGGAATGCCTCATGCATGAGTTCCGTTGGATAGGCGTTATTTGCCAACATTGCTGTCCGTTCTTCATCGGATTCGAGCGGATGTGCATTCTCGAGGTAGTCAACAAAGAAGTTGAATGCCTTATCCGCTTCCATAAAAATCGTGAACAGCACGTCACGGTTGGATTCCTCGGATACAAAGTGCCCCTTGAGTGCAAGGTAGCCGAGCATATCTTTCCGGTAACCAACGTACTCGGCGAGTTCGAGGTTAGACATAGCCCACTTCATACGCTGAGGGCGGGTCATGTTAGAGATGTCTGGGATGTAGAGTTTGTTGTTCATAGTTTCACCTTCACTGATATAGTCCCGGGATTTGCCAGTTTCGTGACAAACCCCGGTAAGAAATTTTAGAATGCAACCTTGATGTCAGGGTTTGCTTTCATCCACGTCGCAAGTACGGCGTACCAAGCGACCGTTCCTGTAGGGTAGGTTCCCATCACGATGCGACCTACAGGACGCTTGCCATTGCCAAAGGTTCCGATGACAGATGTCATCTCGATACCGGACTGAACGAACGTCGTTGTGCTGACCTTGACTGTAGTGACCATTTTGTTTACTCCTCGAACTTGATTAATGTAGAGAGTATAGGCAACGATATTCGTAATGTCAATACCCCTACCTAACTATTTTTCGAAAAAGATTCAAGCCTCCAGAATGACCGTACAGCCTCGTTTTGACTCCAGACGATAAGTTAGCCTATATGGATATGTAGAACGCCTCTACGGGCGTTGTAGGGGCTTACACGGGCTTTCATTCATGTAATCCCGGACTCAACTCAGGGCTGTCATGTATAGGTCTTACTCTACCCTTCCCCCATACCCCCTACCTTTAATTAGTTCAGTAGGTACTAATTAGGGAAGACTTAATTAACAACCTAATTAGTACTACGTTAACTACTTAATTAGTTAAGTACTAATTCCGCGTGTGTGTGCCTGTGTGTGTGCCCGTGCGTACCTTATATATAGACCAGCTCTTGTCTATAGGTATGTCAAAATATTTTCAAAAATACCGTGACACAGGTATTGACATATCAAAAAGCATTGCCTATACTTTCCACATCAAGTTCGGACGAGGGGTAAACATAATGAACACTGTAATCACTGTAAACATCAAAAACACGACGGTTCACGGTATGGAAATGACCGAAATCATCGGACACATCGGTTCTGGAAAGCGTCCTATCGCTCGTATCGTAATGGGAACTTTCCCTAAGGGTTCCGCCTCGATTATCAATGTAATCAAGGCTTGGAAGGTTTCCAACCCTGACGTTACGCTCAAGTTTGATTTCTAATTTCTAATAGGTTTGACAGAGTGTATTGAGTCAAGTACACTCTGTCTATTCAAGTTCGTAAGAGGTAAACACAATGGCAATCAGTGAAGTAACAATCGCAAAGTTTGATAGGCTTATCGCCCGAGCCCATAAGGCTGGTATGGCATCCGCAAAGAAAGCGAAGCGTGTCATTATGGCTCGTGAAGCCGATGTCATTCTAGACTCCAGCCGTAAGGTGAAGTACAAGATGTACGGGTATCCATTTGGCTTTGTAAGCCTAAAGGTATCCAACGGGCGGTGCGGATTCGCTCAGTACCTGAAGCACAAAGATGCACTTGGATACGAGAATCGTATTCAGTTGTATAGCCTCGGTATGGGAACTCTTAATGAGTTCGGAGCCCTATGCCAATCAATGGAACTTCAGGAAGCCTATTGGAGTGCATGGCAACCGATTCTGGAGGCAAAGGGTATCAACACTTGGATGTCATCCAGAATCGACTAATCTGGAACGCTGATGGAACCCGGGATGACCTCCCGGGTTTTTCTGTTTAGTACAGTTGACACTTCCGAAAATAGTGTGTTACACTCGGGGCATGAATCAAGTATTACTGATAGGGCGACTTGTCGCCGAACCTGAAGGAACCCAACTCCAAAGTGGGATGACAAAGGCGAGCATGAGAATCGCTGTCGATAGGGAAATTAGTCGTGAGAAGAAAGAGGCTGGGGAAGTAGCCTCGGACTTTATAAACCTCGTAGCATGGGGAAAGACCGCTGAGTTTGCCATCAACTACCTTGGCAAGGGTCGTCTCATCGCCGTATCTGGGAAACTCCAGATTCGTGACTACATGACAAAAGAGGGCGAAAAGCGTACCATCGCTGAAGTGGTCGCCGAGAAACTAAAGGGGCTTGATAGGGCTCCTGAGAACGCTGGTAATGGCAACTCTGGTGGTGGCTCGTACTCACGTCCCGCTCAGGACGGGCAACCCTACCGACAGGCTCAGGCTCCTGTTCAGCGTCAGGTGCGACCAATCCCAATGGATGACATCAGCGACCCGTTTGACGATGCTCCCGCTGGAGGCAATCCGTTTGCATGACGGAGTTTCGAAAAGTGTATGGAGTAGCCCTGTTCAATAAGGGCTACTACCACACCGATGTACTGAAGGAGTTGCGGCAAAAGGGGTATGACCTCTCGTACCATGCACTCCTGATGCGTCTCATGAGAGGTACTCCAGATATGGAGTTCACTGAGGCGTTATCATCCATCATCGGGTTACCTCACGCTTACATACACGAGTTGTCGCTCGTGGCTTACAACAATTGGAAGGACAAACGGAATGCCTTACGTCGTAGTCGAAGGAAGAACTTGGTACGGAGTGGAGCAACGGGGAACTCTGGACAGCGACCCACACCCTAACATGACGGCAAACCTTGAGGTATGGACGAATGTCGATGCACAAGTCTCATTCAACAAAGACGTATGGGAAGTTTCTATCCTTACTCCTGACACGTCGTACTACAAGCGTCCTCGTGTAAGGTTTACCCGCAAAGTCAGTACAGGTGTTTTAGAGGAGGCTACGTCCCCATTCACGACCACTGAGTACAGGGTCATTGGTAGGAACGATACGGTCATTGCTGAGAACGAGCGTGAGTTGCTTGTTGATGGCGGCAATCTGTTCATACAGGAAGAGCCGAAACGCAACACTTACGTTCATGTGATTAATGACGGGCGTGTGCATATCGCTGAAAACGGGCACTGTATGGTACGCCTCACTCAAGGGGTCATCTTTGCACACGAGGAGTGTCAACTGACTGTTGATGCTTACGGTACATCAGAGGTAAACGCATCGTCCGGTATGTGCCGTCTTTACGAGCAAGCCGAAGCAAAAGCCAATGGGTTTGCTCGAGTCATTACCAATGACACAAACCTCGTTGTTGCGTCAGGTCAGGCTACAGTCATCGCCAACCCCGGAGCAACTGTTCATGCAAGCGAGAACGCCATAGTCGATGCCTACGAAGCAACCTTTGCTATCCTCAGCGGTAATGCCGTCCTTAGAGTACAGGGCGACGCTGAGTTCGTAGAGGCAAATACAGAAGCAATCCGACATGAAGGTGGTCGAGTCATCGTCTTCATCAAGGACAAAGCAACTGTAATCACACAAGACGGCACAAGATACTCCAGCACTGGAATCTCGTATGCTCCTTCAGTGAAGATGGTTACAACGGGTGATGTCATCAAAGAAGTCAATGACCTGAAACCCCACTCGAGACCAAGGGGCAACCCATCGTTTAGGAAGAGTGCAAGAGTCACCGATTCAGATAATATTGCCGACACTATAGATGATTCGGTATAATCAGGTCAGTCTAGTTTCTCTTTCTTCTCCTAGACTCTGTGTCCAACAGGAAAGCCCCGCCTTGTCAGCGGGGCTTTTTGGTTACTTGGGTTCTCGTTTTAGGTTTTCGACTTGATTCGTGAGTTCAACAGCAAACTCGACTAGGCTCACATTGAGTGCTTGGCAAATCTTCTGTGTGATTCCAATCCCTACGGAACGTCGTCCGAGTTCGATATCTGTCATGTACGTTCGGTTGATATTTGCCTTGTACGCAAATGCTTCTTGACCTAGCCCTATACGTCGTCTCAGGCGTGATACAGACCGTCCATACGCAAGTTCAATATCACCCGCCACCATCTTCCTATCTCGTTGCATTAGTGCTTAAACCCTCCACAATGTTCACAACGTCCAGCCTTCTCCAACAGTGTCGCAATAGGTATGTTGAATGAGTGACTCACGATGACTAACTTCTCTAGGGTCAAGGGCGTGAAATCGCCACGCTCAACTTTTGATAGGTAACTCGGCGTTACCTCTAACACCTTTGCCATTCCACGAACGCTATAACCATTGTCCTCACGAACCCCTCGGAGCCACGCTCCAAATTTCGCACTTACTTCACTTGCTACTTCTGTCATTACTATCCTCCTCGTTTGTTTTATGTGTCCGTACGGGGCTCTGTGAGCCCCATACACGTTAGTTGTGATGTGAGCCTACCGATTACCTCGGTAAGCCCATCTTTGCCTGTTGAGCGTCCCAGTGACCGACTGAGTCCCACACTTCATCGCAAGCGGGATTTGTGTGGAGTGCAAACCCCAGCGAAACGAGGTTTGGTGCATTCTCGACTGATTCCCAAACGTAGTACTCTGGTGCATCGAACCAGCCAGACGACTGGAAGTCATCTTCGTATACCTCAGCAAGGTCTTCCCACTCGTAAGTACCATCAGCACCGATGCTGTTGATGATAATGTGAGCCCCTTCACCGCACTCCCAATCTCGGATGGTATTTCCGAGTACAGCCTTGATAGGAGTACCAGTCTCGACTTCAGTTCCGACTACCATCTTGCCCGACTCGAGAGCGTCTACGATTTCAGCGATTGTCAACATTGTTTTGTTTCCTCCGAACTTGATGTAAACAGTATAGGCAATACTTTACGGTGTTGTCAATAGAACTAGGCAACTATTTTTGAAAATACTTTCACTAACTATTTTTGATAGAACGGTTGACAAATATATAAGTAGTGTAGTAATCTATTGACATCAAGTTTTGGAGGAGCCTACAAATGGCAAAGATGGCGGTTCGGTTGACGGGTGCGAAGGAGGGGGCTCACAAGGGCTCTACGTTTATCATTTGGATAAACGATTCCACTAGGGCTGAAGCCCATAAACTCAGTGCAAAGGCGACCTTTGGTCAGACTCGTAACCAACAGAAAGTAGGTAAACGGAAATGATTGAACGCACTCCAGACGGGCTTATCAAAATCAAGGTTGGTAAGCCTCGTGTCTATACCGGAACGGCGTTGCTCCTCAGTAACGCTCATGACGAACTCAGGAAGGCGTACGACGCTGATGACCTCACTGAGGCTCGGAAGCGACATATCGACAAGGCACTCGTGATGCTTGACATCATGCGGAACAACCTTCAGAGCGAAACCGATGCGAAGAGTAGAAAGCGTAGGTAGTCGAATGACAGGAATAGAGGCATTGCAAGCATTGTTAGAAGGAACAGTTCATCGTATACGTCGCAAGGGCGATGACGATATGTTCATCCTTATTGACGAAGAAGGGCAACTTTCATTATCAACCAACTATGACGAATACATACAAAATGAATTTGCATTCGATTTACGATTCGGTTCACCGGGTGCTATCGTCGAACATTTCTATAATGACCTACTTAAAGACGACTGGGAGGTAGTGGAATGACAGGTGTTGAAGCATTTCTCGCATTGCGAGACCGGAAGAATATACGGCGTAAGGGCTGGGATAGTGGGACTTTCATTAAATGGACAATTTTAAGTGAGGAGCAAGTGGCAATGGAAATGGTCAAGAAAGACTGTTCCTTAACAGACAAAATGCACAGAAACGCCAACCTGTTTGCCGAAATGGTTAAGGGATTTCTGGAAGAGCATGATGATTGGGAGGTAGTGGAATGACGGGACTTAAGGCACTTAATTTGTTACGAAATAGTCCAGCCAAAGTCAAACGTGCTGAATGGCGAGAAAGTGAATACTTGAGAAGTTGTGACGACAATAAAACCATAAGTCCATCACTCGACTATCATCGCAGACGAGGAGAGGACTGCTACTATCCAGAGGATGCGGTCACGTTAGTGGAAGATATTTTGAATGACTTTCTTCAAGACGACTGGGAGGTAGTGGAATGACCGGACTTCAAGCACTGCAAGCCTTACGTGATGGCAAGAAAGTCACCAACTCAACTATGCCAAGTTTCTTTGCTGTCGTACTTACACCCGAAAAAGATGGCTCGCCGTATACAAGAATAGTGTGGATTCCATTCCATGAGGCTGATGAAAACTGGGTGCAAGCGTGGTGTGGAGGTGACCCGTTTGATGGGTCTGACTTCCTTGAAGACGATTGGGAGATAGTGGAATGACGTTCATTGAGGTGTTTAATGACCTGATGAGTGGCAACCCTGTCACTCGTGCTGAATGGATAGAGGATGACGAGAACCGGATTGTTTTCTATGACCCGGAAATCAAGGCATTCGTTGACAGGAGGACGGCAGACAAATGGGAGACCCAATGCAAGTTCATCTGTGTCACTCACGAAGACATGAGTGCTGACGACTGGGAAATCTGTGAGTGGGGTGAAGAATGAATGGTGTCGATATACGCCCGTTGAACAACCCGGGCTCGGATGACGTTGAGCGAATGGTCTATAAGGCAAGTCGGTACTTTGCTGAGAACCCAGATGTGCTGGGGGTCGAGTTGTTCGTGACTCATGACGACGGCACTAGTACGGTAATCGGATACGTTCGCAACCCAGCAATGAAGTCGTTGTTCGCCGACGTGCATCAAATCATGGGTGACCATGCTCGTAACACAAAGCCTCGTACGGTTGAGGTACGACCAAAGCCATAAGTGCCGTCGTATAGTGAAGTGACTGAGTGTCTGTTGTCATTGCGTTGAGTTATTGACAATAGTACACTTCAGCAATGGAGGTTCTCATGTGGCTTGGCGAACCCTTTACGACATACTGGAGAATGCTTGTTGATGCATATCACGGAATCCCGTATGGCGGATGGACAGGCTTTGCTGTCTTCATCCTTGCTCACTACATTGGAGACTTCTTCCTTCAGAGTCGTGAGATAGCGGTCAAGAAGTCATCGAGTGTCTTAGCCCTCTCGATTCATGTTGCAATATATGCGGCAACTCTACTTGCGTTCAGTTTCTTAGTTGAATTCACTTCGCATCAACGTGCTGTCTTCATCATCTACAACGGTCTGTTCCACTGGATTACTGACTACATTACGAGCCGTATCTCATCAAAGGCATGGAAGGACGGCAACATGGTGAAGTTCTGGGACACGATTGGTCTTGACCAGTTCTGTCATATATACACGCTCTACTACTTGTACGGAGTATTGGTAAGCAAATGACAAAGCGTGACCGTCAGGATATCCGTGACTACCTGACTGATATGGGACATAACGCCATCATGTTCGATGGTCTGGATGATTGCATTATCGGAGTTGCCGCAACTTACGACGGGGACGGTAGCGACTGCGTTGTCTATTCCAAGATGAAGTTGGTAAAGCACTTCATGAAGGACGGTATGGACTACGACGAGGCTGTCGAGTATATCGAGTTCAACATCGAATGCGTCCGTGTGTCCAATGCCAAGAACCCAATCATTGTTGACGATTTAGGGTTTTAAAAACTATTTTCAAAAATACTTGAATTCACTGTTGACAAGTATGTAAATCGTGCCCTATACTCTGTACATCAAGTTCGGAGATAGGAGTACAGAGATGTACGGAAATTTCATCAATAAGATAGCGACGGATATCGTAAGCCCAGCCCCTCAGGTTGGCGACGGAGCAACCGAGTACTGCTGGAGCGACCGCCGTGTCTACACGGTCATCGAGGTCAGCAAAAACGGTAAGAAGGTTACCCTTCAGGAAGACTCAGTGAAGAGCATCGGCGAGATGTACTCCCAACAATGGGAAATCACCCGCAACCCTAATGGAGTCACCGTGGTGGTCACCCTCCGTAAGGACGGACGCTGGAAAGCGATGAACACCAACTTCCGAGTCTTCCGGTTCGGAACCCGGGACTACTACTTCGACTACTCGTTCTGAGTAGTCACCGTTTACGGGCGGTGGATAGAAATTATCCACCGTCTGGATAGATGTTATCCATAGAGGAGAAAAAGAATGAGCCTTTGTTTTACATATATAGAGAAAGAAGAAGCCGCTTGGTTGTTAGACAAGAGGAAAAGTAACAACGTGCGTCTTTATGTCCATGGCGTGAATAAGGTGATTGTCAGTCACGACATTGTGTTGAATCACGATGAATTTGAGGCACTGTTGAATAATGCAACACGTCTTATTCATTTTCATTACAACGATAACCCTGAGTGCGGTAGGCAAGTCACGCTCGAGTTAGCAACTATTAATGAGTTTGGCTTTGACAGCGGTATCAAGGTTGTATACGAAGTTCAAATAGAGAAAATAATACCGGTCTGTAACCTTGACAACAAGGATTTACAGGACTAAGATAGGAGTGAGGAGAAAATCATGTCATTCAATCCAAATGAGCATTTGATATCGCTGAAAGGTAAGGCTTACCTTGAGGTGAAGTGGCGGTTGGTCTGGTTCCGTATGGAGCATCCAGACTGGGGCATTAAGACCGAGTTAGTCAAGTTTGACCCTGATGCGAGGTATGCCATCTTTCATGCAACGATTACCGACGAGAACGGTCGTATAGTCGCTGAAGGTACAAAGATGGAGGACTCCAAGGGCTTTGCTGATTACCTCGAGAAGGCTGAAACGGGCTCTATCGGACGTGCCTTGGGTATCTTGGGCTACGGTACGCAATTCGCCCCGGAATTCGATGAGGTTGACCCTACAGTGGCTAATCCTCGTATTGTCGATGCTCCGGTTGCGATTCAGGTTCCAGTGGCTCCTAAACCTAAGGGCTTGAAGAGTGAGTTCCGTGAGAAGGTTCTGTCCTTCTACCCTACGGCTAGTGCGGATGATTGCATGGAAGTCTTCAGGAAGTTGACTGGTACTGAGACGCTTGACGATAACAACCTAAAGATAGCACTTGATGTCTTGGGTACGTTCAAGTCAACGCAACAACTCAGTGACCTACTCAATGCAACTAAGTAGGGGTACTAGATGGAAGATGTAAATCGTTTGCCTAACACGCTGACGATTCCAGAAACGATGGAAAAACTCCAAATCAGTAGAGCGAGGATTTACGTCCTCGCTCAAACTGGTCGTCTGGAAATCAAGCGTAATGGTCGTTATTCGTATGTCGATATCGACTCGATAGAAGAGTTCACTAAGCACCGTCAGGTTTGGTTTGACGCACTAGGGGCTCCAAAGAAGCCTCGAAAGAAGTGGTACGTCCCAACTGGTCGTCCTCGTGGGCGACCTCGTAAGAGCCCTGTAGAGACAGACTTCGTAGTCGAGACTTGATGAGCAATGGTCGCCAGTTTGGCGACCTTCCTTTTAGATGGATTGGTGCAAGAGTGGACATATACGGCGTATCGCACTACAAGCAAGGCACTCCTGAAGACATTCAGTTCTGGGATGATTTCAGATACAAGGTATTCAATGGGTACTACCAGTTCGTGTGCCTCAGTGGTGTCAATGGGAGGCTCCCTCAGTGCGTAGGACGGGCTATAGAGGCTTGTAGAAAGTCTGTAGGGGGCGAGCATGGCGTGTCAGTCAAATGCCTCCACCCCGCTTGGAGTCACGAAGATACGGCAAATATGAACTCGCTGATTATCGTGGCTATCAACAAGGAGTTCATGGTCTCGTCCTCTCTCCTCATTGCAATGAATAAGAGTTATGCAACTCCAGAGAAGCGAGACTCACTTGACCGTCTGAGCCGTGAGATTGACGAGAACGATGGCATCATCATCGTGGCAAAGTCGTTCCGTGAAGAAACGCTGATGCGTATGCTCCTCCAATCGGGTACTGACCTGACATCAATGGTTGATTCACTGGAAGACCAAGAAGATGAGGATGACGAATGCGACGACGACTAGCCTCAGTCAATGCTACTGTGCCGTCCAAGAATGCTGGTAGCGAGCATCAAGAGCAAGTCAACCTCTTTACTTGGATACGGATGTTCGAGTCACGCAACCCGAAACTGAAGACCATCTTCGCTATCCCGAACGGTGGCTACCGCACCCCGCTTGCCGCCGGAAAGATGAAGGCTGAGGGACAGAAGTCTGGTGTATGGGACATATTCGTCGCCTGTCGTGGCTCGATAGGTGGTGTCGAGTACGACGGTATGTGGATGGAAATGAAGTTCGGTAAGGGCAAACTCACTGACAACCAAAAAGTGTTTAAGGAAACACTTCAACAGTACGGTGCGTCATATAATTGGGTAGTGTGCTATTGCTGGACAGATGCCGTCAAGATTATCGCTGAATACACAGGAATGGAGGACGAGTTATGGACAAAGCACTGACCGAGCCTGAGTTCAACTGGCTCATCAAGCGACGCTGTGAGTCATCATCTTCAGACTACGACATTATGACTACATCGTTGACCGACCAAGAGCGGTACGAGTTAAACATCAATCGTTACCGTACTGCCGTCGGTATTGCGGAGGACGCTCCGTTCTCGTCGTATGCGGATGCCATCATCTTCGACTTGAATCGTAAGGGCGAGACATCCGTTGGGAACATTCACCTGTTTAGGTTCAATGAGTCAAGGGTGCGACCGCTGTCCGTAGCCAAATAAACAAAAAGCCCACGCTGTTGCATGGGCTTGTCTTATTCCGTGTCTTATTCAGACGCTAGTTGAGCATCTGAAGAATCTTCGTCATCGCTTGGTGATTGTGAAGGCGGAATCCAATCTCTTCCTCCAGACGAGACTTCGTTTCAGCGAACTTCTCGGCTTCAGCACCAGTGAGGGTGATGATAATCTTCGACTCCTGTGGCTCAGGGGTCGTCACGACAGGCTGTTGAACAGCACGATTTTTTGCACCTAACATTTTTAGTCTTCTCCAACTTTCCCGGGATTTCTTGCCCGACACAGAATGATACGACATTAACAATGAAGTTGTCAAGAAAAAATATAGAGAAATATAAAAGTCGTACCATTGACTGTACATGATAAGTGAAATACAATCTAAATAGAACAGCGTGTATGATGCACTTGCGAGGTGAGTGTAATGGATAGCACGTTGGACTTGTATACATATTCCGCTAGGTTCGTCAAAGTCATCGATGGGGACACAATTGATGTTGACATAGACTTAGGTTTTGGCATATGGTTGCATAGTAGGCGGTTACGCTTATACGGTTTGGACACACCGGAGAAGAACACCCCTGAGGGAGTGAAGGCAAAGCAATTCACTATCGACTGGGTTGGTAAGAGTGTAGGCAAAGACGGGACATTGGTCGTCCGTACGCTGAGTGATAAGCCTGACAAGTATGGGCGTATCTTGGCAAGTGTGTACGGGTCAACTTCAGTATCTCTGAATGATGAACTCATATCCTCCGGGAATGCTAAGGCATATTTCGGGGGCAAGAAGGAATGAGAGTCCGGTTATCTTGGTTCATCAATAATAGATTAGAGAGTCTTCCAGCAAGTTCACGGTTCCTCTTGTTAGCCCTTGAGACGTATTGTCATGCCAAGGACACAAGAGGTTCCGTGTCGAGTGAGGCTATGACAGGGCTTGTTGGTATGTGTAGTGCGTCGGCTGGCGATGTTGCCAGACTGACGATGGCTAACCTGATTGCATTCGACGGCACAGAATACTTCCTGTTCGGATTCGAAGAGACATATGACCAGAAACTCGAGCGTGAAGTCGAGGTCATCCTCAGTGATTGCGACCAGAGTGTTGATAGATATCATTGGCGTGGAGCCCTACAGGCGATTGAGGTAAAGACTAACCCACGCTACAAGGCTCGTTGGCGGATGAAGGTGCTTGATGCTTGGCTCATGGGAGACAACCCTCCAGCACTGACTGGTGGCACTCGGGCTGAAGTTTTCAATCGGACTAAGTCAAAGATAGAAGCGTGTGCGGATGCAATGTTGCAACGCATTGAAGAAGAAGAGGCGTTGCGTCTGAAAGTAGCCCTTATAGAATGACTTCAATAGTTCGCCCTTAGCGACTATGAAAGGGGTGTTTCCTTATGGGAAGAGGACGTATTAGCGTCAGTGGTAAAGCGGCAAGAACAATGCCAGTTGCTGGGAACGCAGTGACGGGAGCAATGTTCCAAACGCAGGACAACTTGACTGGCGGGATTCAAGAAGGTGGTCGTGGTCAAGTAGGTAACCTGACTGTTACTCGTAACGGACAGACGGTTCAGTTCCGTGATGTTCCACGTAGTGCCTATAACGAACTTCGTAAAGCAACTGGTGCTGAAGCGGATGCACTGGTGGCACAGTATTCACGTAGATTTAGACAAGGGCCTGCTCCAGCGGCAGGTGCTGGCGGACAAACGACTTCTGTTGGAGTCAGCCTCCGTCGCCCATCACAGCCATCGTCGTTGATTGCTAGTGCTGGATTCACCCCTGACCGCCGTGGCTCTTCTACTGGAACAATGATTGTCAGACTGAAAAATGGTGAGGTGTATCAACACGCTGGCGTTTCTCGTGCTGGATACCAGAACATGATGTCAGGTCGTGGTGAAGGCTCTGTTGGTCAACAATACAATGCATTACGGCGAACATCTAATCAAACTGAATTGATTCGCCCCGCAAATAATGGACGTGTTCCGGGTGCTACTGGCGAACGAACAAGTCGAACTTCTAGCCGTATTACCGCTAACCCAGCAACTGCCGCTCGTGTTGGCGTTTCGACGCTTGCTGGTCAAGGTGCTGGTAATGCTCGAGTGGCTCGTAACAATGCACAACGCATTCGTGACACGGCTCGTCGTGCTGGTCGCCCACTTACCGCTGGTGAGCGTGGTCAGATTCAGCGTCTTGAGGCGGCACGTACTCGTGGTAACCGAATCAATCGCCGTTTGAGCAACCGCAATAACGGCTAATCACATCAATAAGGGTAGCCTTGCTTTATGGTGAGGCTACCTGAGGAATAAGTATGGGAACAAATCCGGGGTCAGCCTCTTATTCAAGAAGACAGGCTAGACGAGTCGGTGCTGGTGGTGGAGCAGGAGGAGCAGGAGGAGGAGTTGCTGGTGCGAACTCACCGTTTAGCCCAACTGCCGTTAGTTCTGCCAATCTATTAGTGACTCAGATGAACACGAGTGCCCGTCAGGGACTCAGGCTGAGGGACTTAACTCCTGAAGATGTACGTCAAGAAGCACGGACGATGACTACTCCAGAGTTGAATACTAGACTGATGAATACTGAGGCTAGGATTCGAACGGTAAGTGGAATTCTTGATGATGTTAATAGTATGTCTCGTGCCCCACTGCCTATGGAAACAGCCATGCGTCTTCGTGCCGCACGGACTCAAGGTCAGTTAAGCATTATTGGATTGAATCGGTACGCAAATGGTCTTAACGCAGAAATCGTGAGCCGAGGCTAATTAAAGCGTGACAATAAAAGCCCCCAGTAACGGGGGCTTCTTTTATGTAAGTGTTATTCAATAGTCTTTCCATCCTTTGGGGGGTAAGTCGCTGAACCCCATCATCGATATCACTGAGTATTCCTCAGGGCTAATCGTAGTGAAGTCAAACTCGTCACCTTCTCGAATCACCTTGATGTACATCCGCTGATACTTGGTATCAACATGACGCAACACCTCGGTCACGTATTCACGGGATAGAAGTGCAAAGCCCTCGTTCCAGCCCAAGTACTCATGCCACTCTTCCGGGCCTTCAATCGGATATTCAAAAGAAGGCACAACCGTGTAGTGCAAGTCTTTAGTGGGCGGTCTCAGATATATCCCCATATCGTATTGGAGTACTAAGTCACCGGGCTCCGCCTGAACACCTTCATAAACAGGCAAGTCTTTCATCCGCATTGACTGAACGAATATGTCTAAGAAGGACACACCGTCAAAACTAAGTATCAAATATCAACCCTCCATCCTGATAATAACTCGAGTGTGTTACATCAGTCAACAGTTTTGAAAAATATTTACAAAACACCCTTGCCATACTGTAAATCATTGCCTATACTATTGACATCAAGTTCGGTGAGGTATCTAAGATGGATTTCGACTTTGACGGTTTCGATGGTGATGTGTCTCGCTTGGCTGACATCCTGAGCGACATGATTGACAACGGGGACTTTGACCCTAACTTCATTGACGGTTTGTACTAGGAGGAGAAGGCTATGTACCTATTCGTAAAGAATGCATTTGAGACGAATTTCGCAAACTCGTCGTTCAAGACCGAAGTTGTTTACAGTGAACAGAACGACTTCATTTACCAGACACTGGTCAATGATGGATGGGATTTCGTTGGATGTGTCCCTGAGGATGAAGTGGAAGACATCGCATGGTGTTCGTATCGTGCGAAATCTGTTCGCAAGGTTGATGTCTCGGTGTCCTTTACATTCGAGGATTAGGAGGAGAAGATTATGTTCGGACTTTGGAAACGCAATCTCATCAAGGAAATCAGCATTCTTGGCAATAGCCCAACGGTTGTTGAGACGACGGGTGTTTACGCTGAGAGCAACCCTCTCACTAACGCCGTTCTTCATAACGAGGGTTATGAATTCATCGGTTATGTCCGAACCTCCGCTGAGGTTACCGAGGTGTTCAATGCCATTGGCGTAACTAAGATTCGCTGGGTTGGTCAACCTACCGTTACATTCGAGGAGGTGGCTGTATGACACTAAAGCAAGCGTATGCGACATTCGTTATTACGCCCTTGGTGCTAGGGGTGGCTGGAGGCTTTGTGCTTCTCGCTATGCTCTGTCTGGCTACAGGGGCTCTATTCTCGATGATAGTCATGGCAAACGCATGGTTATTCCTCATCGAGCATCTTCAGGACGCATTGACACTATTCGTGGCGTTATCCGTGGCAACTATGTTAGGATTGACACTCCTCAAAAAGGTGAATGGATACGCTAATACCGATGACGATAAAAGACCTTCTCAAGGCTGATTCTGACGCTAAACAACGCATTACTGGTAAAGATGCCACCGACATAGATATGACCGCTGTATGGGTCATTCTGAACCTTACAGACCGTAAGACGTGAGACACTCACGGACTTGATACTCAGACCGCTTTCGGGCGGTCTTTTTTTGTGTCAACTATTTTTAAAATGTTTTGTTATTACTATTGACAAGTGTGTAAAGTATGACCTATACTATGTTCAATCAAGTTCGGAAAGAGGAAACACAAATGTTCAATTTTGCTTATGACGCACCGTTTGCTGGAGACGACTTCTCCAGCGATGACCTCGCTATCATCCTCGACCCAGATTTTCTGGGTTGAGATTCACTCGGAAATTAAGGAGATTTAGAAATGTACTTTGGTGATTACAAGGTTGTACCAGTTGACGAGACTAATGAACATCACTTGAACTCGTATGTCGAGGCTGTTCGCTACGCCCTGTGGAAAGGGAACGCTATTGTCATGAGGGCTCTCACTGACACTCCAGTGGCAATCGTTCACAAGAAGAGCAACGCTGGCTTCACAAATGCAACCGTTACCCTGACGGTCTTCACGAACGGAGAAATCACTAAGACTGTAGTGAACGCCTCGGATATCGAGGAATGGGCTCCGTAACCTATTCAAAATAAATCTTTGCACGGTATTGACATCCGCTTAATACCGTGCAATAATATTGACAATCAAGTTTGAAGAGGTGAAGACAATGACAGCACGAGTAATGAAGACCTATATCGATTTCGACCAGAGTGGCGGATGGTTTCTGGTCACCGAGAACGGTGAGGAGTGCATCTACTTCCGCACCAAAAAGAACGCTCAGACGTTCAAGAAGTTCGTAAACAAGATTACGGACAAGACAACCCTTCAAGACAAGTTTGACTACTACGTCAACAGTCTCATCGAGTTGTTGGAGGCTCAGGGGGTTCCATCAAGCGATGCAATCTCAGAGGTTGGACATCGGTTCTGTTAGGAGGAGGAGAAGATGACAGGAGCAACGCTGGAGGAGTACTACAAGTACTACCTCCCTCAGGCAAGGGCTTGTATTCAAGGGGTGAACCCTGATGCGAGCCCTCATGAAATCGAGGAGGAGGCAATCGTCCTCGCTATGGAGTGGGCGGATGATGATTACGAACGCTTTGTAGACTTACCAGACCCGCAATAGCGGGTCTTTTTACATCAAGTGTATGAATTCCCCATGTCAGTGCTTTTAACGACTACAACGGCGTTTGTCGTGTACTTGCGATAGAAGAGGAAGATGTCGGTGTCACGGACGTACGCCGCTAATGTGTCGAATGCGGCATCAGTGGTGACGACGGTGTGAGCCGATTGGATGACGTTGCCATCCATATCACGGGTAATTGAGTCAACAGACAAAGCACCCGTTGTGCTGTTGCTCGTGTAATAGAAGATGTATTCGAATCCATTGATTCCGACACACGTCGTTGGTCTATAGGCTGGGTTTGCTAGTGTTACCATTGAACTCCACGTATTCCCTTCGTTTTCTGTGTACCGAGTCACAAGTGATGGCACTTGGGGGCGAGTTGATGGGATATAAGTAAGCCATATTTTCCGACTGTCAGCATTGAATGGCAACCTTGTGCTGTGTCCACCTCCACTTACTGTGCTGAGTGCTGATATGCCAGTATCAGTGACATTCCAAGTAGAGCCATTGTCTGGAGATATGTAGAACGTAATCCTGCCACCAAATGCTGACGATGCTTCTGAATACAAGTGCATCAAAGAGTAGTCATGATTGTGTGCGGATAGGCTATTGCCAGTTGCAATCGTAAACCGAAAAGCATTCCGATTCCTCTTGCCAGAATAGTATGTTCCAGTGATGTTGATTGTGCCGTATCTAGCATAGTGGACTACAGTGTTCTGGGCAAACGGGGTACTTGTCTCAAATTGACCATATGTGCCAGTGATAGCCGTACCTCTATTCGCACCAGATGAAGTGCGAATTAAGTCAACAGTCGCTCCGACGTTAGGGGTTGCCAGAGTGTTTGAGTTGATGACAATCCCATGAGCCGGGCCTCTAAAAATGTTTCCCCCTACCAGCACAAGTCCTTCAAAGACGGCAGATGTGCTGACATCGAATGGGTCATCGATATCTGGGATGAAGTCACCGTTGATTGAGTCGAATAAGGTTTGAGCCGTGTGGCTTCCGGGGGCAATGTCAAAGCCGTATTGAAACGTCGTGCCAGTTCCGGGTGCAACAGTTGGTATACAAAGAATCCCTCCTCCATACACCCAAGTAGCGTAGCCTGTATCACCGTTGAGGTAACAGTCACGTAATGGTGGCTGACTAACGGCACACGTACCGCCTCCCGGTTCAGGGACAGAGCGTGTTGCTGTCCATCCGTTATGTCGGACTACGTTTCCGCCGTAGGTGCTAAGGGCATCGATTGCATTGATGTCATCTACAAGGTTCTTTATCGTTCGTCCGAGGATAGTTGTCGTAGTGACTCCAGTCGCTCCTCCGACAGTGACTTGCCAATGCACATCAGATTCCTCTTCTGTGCGATGCGTTGAATCTTGTTGCCAGAAGCGACGGCAATAGAAGGTGGTGGTCGTATCAGCCTCAGACACAACCGCCTTAGTGATTCGCTCAACACTGTAGTCTCGAGATGGATAAACGAAGTTTTGAGTTGTAGTCACACCAGTCCTAGTCAGTGTCATTGAGTTCAGTGTTGGTACTGCTCCACTAGTAACAGCAAGGACTATACTACTGACTCTTGTAATTCCCCAATAAGGCCCGTCTTGCTGTGCCGTCCCCACATATGCTGAGTTATGAGCCATATCAGTGTTGACTCTGGGTAGAGGAGTGTCTTGAGAATCAGAACTTGCCACTTCTGTTGGAGGGGCACATAAATCGAGTCGTGAAACAACCGTACCAGCACCGCCGAATGCGACATTCCAAACTTTCGTCCTTGCTCCCGGCTGACTAGTGATTGTCAATGTTCCGGTAAAAGCACCACCGCTAGTTGTGCTGTAGTCCAAATATCGATATGCCGACATATTGTAGTTATCAGCAAATGTAGTGTTGAGTCCGGTAATAGGGACGCTCTTGGTCACGTCATGAGTCGTACTCATCCCGTTAAACCGCCAACCTCTAAACAAGAATCTGTTTTCAGTAGCCAATTCACCGTTATTGGTCAAGTCAGTTGTATTAGTCGAGGCGTAGATTGATGACGGCACTTGGTTGAGGGATGTTGTAAGGGTGTTGTTTGTACCCGGAAACTCGGTTGCACTCTGATTTAAGGTTGTAGTCGTAGAGTAGTTATCAATAGTGTCACTTCCGCCTACTACACCACTACTCGATGTCAATACCCTATAGCCCGGAGGCACTTCGTAATCAAATCCATATACATTCAGATGAAGGACATCCGTATAAGCATTCTTCCAAGAACGATAGTTACCTCTAAGGCTTACATTCCTCGTTAGGTGAGTCGTTGTCCCAATTGTGCCGTTGGCTGAATACACACTTCCCGCTATCGTCTGGAGTGTCATCGAGAACATATCTGCTGTTTGAGATAGGTATGAGTGGTTATGCGTATATGTTTTCGGTGTTTTTGCGTTGATAAGGACGTTTGACACAAAAAGATTAGTTGATGTTGTTGTAGGCGAACTGATTGAACTCGATGACCCAATCGTAGCGTTATATGCCGCCGTTGGACGTATCGACGCTACCGTCCCAGTTGCTGAGTGAGACCCACTTCCGCCACCCCCATATGACGAGTTCACGGTAAGGGTTGTTGTAGCCGTGCTTCCAACCGTAGAGCGTTCGTACCATCGATACGCTGTACTCGGAGGCCACGTTACAGTCGTGATTGGGGGTGGTTCGCTTTGTCCAGTGACAGTGACATCCCACAATACATCTGTGCCAACGCTACAACTAAGACTGCCGTTAATAGTGCTTGCCCAGTCAATGAAGTTCGTGGCTACTGGGACAGCCGTGCCTGTATACAAGTCCACGTTTGTTGACGTATTGACTCCGTGCCCGTTGTTACAGACGATAGTGGCATATATCTTCCAGTTCCACGGGGATGAGTAGTCGAATCCGCCGAGGTATGGAGGGTCAGTAGAGTTTGGCACTGCTGTTGAATGAATCGTGACCGTAGCCGAAAACCCAAGATGCCCACTCATTGTCAGTGAATGGTTCTTGTAGGTGATTTCGGCTTCAGGCGGTAAAGGGTATCCGGGCTTCCATATACGGTTTGCGACGCTGAACGAATAGTCCATCGTCAGTGTGCTAGTTCGTGTAGTGTCCAAATAAGGCATGGTTCATTATCACCTGTAAAACGAATAAGCCCCGCATGAAACGGGGCTGTACGGGGCTCCTAGAGGCTTTTAGCCTAAAGGTCGGAGTCTTGTGCTGGTATCTTCTTGATGAGTTTAGTCGCTAGGGTGCGAACCTTCTCATCGGTAACAGCACTAACTGTTTCATTGCTTGGAATTCCATCGTGGAAAAGGGCACAAGTGTTGATGACGGTTTCAAGTGTTCCAGAGCCACTGATGTCAACAACCTGTGTGCCTTCCTTTGCACTGGCAAAAAGGATAACGTCCTTGGTGTTATCTAGGGCAATGATTTTAAAGTTCTTGTAGAAGGCTGGTGAGGTCTGAGAGACAGCGTTCACAACCTCATTACGATACGCATCAATGTCGGCGTAGGCACTTTGGTCAATAGGGTTCATTCGATTCTCCTTATGTCAAGTGTACCAACAAAAAAGCGGGTTTCCCCGCTTAGTTGCTCGCTAACTCCTTCTGGAGTTTGATGGCTCGGCGATACGCCTCAAGTACATCGATGTTGTCGATGCTTTCGAGTCCGAATCGCTCGATGATGTCCCAGCGATATGCGACGTTATCGCTGTCTTGTGAGGAGTACCTCACGATGATGCAATCGAACTGATTGCAAACGTAGAGGTCAGCACTTCCGTGCTGTCCAAGGAACGTACACGACTCACAGTCGTGAAGATATTGTGGTGTCATGATGACAACCTCCTTTGTTTTAGGGCTGAATGGTGTGATGAATGGTTTCATTGTTGTTGCCTCCGTAACTTGATTGATTAGAGTATAGGATATGATTTACAGTGTTGTCAAGTCCTATGTAAAAATATTTTAGGAGTTCCACTCCAGAGAAGAATAATCCATCTTCCCATGACAGTTGAACTCATAGATAGAGTCCTCTGTCGTGGTTACACGGATGAATACTCCCCAGTTGGAATACTCGGCGTATACGTTTTTGATTGGATATGCAATGCACTGAGCAATTGCACTGGTGACGAGCGTAGTGTCACGCTCATCGAAGTTGGTGAATACACCATTGATGATGGTGCGTCCCCAGTTGACACCAACCCCAGACATTGTCTGAGGCTCACAACGATGAAGGTCATCTGACCGTGGGTCAGCGTCTTCAAGGTATGTGAAGACATCATAGTCCTCAGCGACTACGATGTTGTTTACGAAATCAGTGAGCATTGCTTCCATTGTTGCTTCCTCCAGAACCGAACTTGATGTAAAGAGATTACTACACACATATAGTGTTGTCAATAGCAAATTGAAGTATTTTCAAAAATATTTCACCCTGTTGGCAATAGGTAAATGTGCGTGTACTATATACACATGGGCACTGAAGGACAAAAAGCATGGGTTCAGGTGTGGAAAGACATCATGGGCGATATCTCTCGCATTGGCGGTATCGAGATGGACAAGATGGATGTTGACTCCTACACCCGTACATTAGCACCGCTACGCAAGCGTGTGTGTGATGGATTGTTGGATAGAAATCGACAGACGTATAGTGTTGAGTCTCCTGAGGTATGGGAACTCCGTTATTGGATTCGTAGTCAACGGTATCGTCCGACGTATGAAGATGTAACCAAGAAGGTTTGTGCTATCTTGGATATTCCTTATGGAATTGACGGGGCTACATATCAAGCACGTCAGATAACAACGGCACAACCCTCTCCGCAACTTGAGGCTCGTGAACAACCTCAACAACATAACCTATTCGACTGGGTTGACCACTTACGTCCAACTGGCGATAAAGAGCGTGACGAGTTTGTAGCCAATATGGTCAGCCGAATTGAAAACATTGCGGGTGCTGACGAGGCGGTCAAGGTGGCAAAGACGCTGACTTCCGCTCATATGGTTATGGATGCTACCCATAGGGCTGAACTTGAAGACGAGGTAAACAAAATACCTGAAGATGTTCGGGCTCAGTTTATTCGTGAGGCTGGTGGCTTTACACAGAATAAGCACTTTGTGAATCTCAGTGTCGCCAAGAGGGCTTATGCACTGTATCGGGCTAGTCGTAATAAGAGTACGGCTAAAGAAGGCATGGAAAGGTGGAACAAGAAATGGGCATAGATGTCACTGACGGAATCATCATGTTTGTTGTGTCTGTAATCTCGTACACTCTTGGGCTAACTCAGAACAAGGGTGAAAAACTAGATGTTGTCAAGAAGGGAACCCGGGTACGCTACCGAGGCTCAAAGGACGGCAATTGGAAGTACGGCGTTATCGAGGAGGATATCGTTGGTGAGCGAACGCTCTACATTCTCCGTGCTGTCGAACTCGAACTTGATGAATTAGAGCAACTTCAGGTAAAGGTTTCTCACCGCATCTTCCCTATCAAGAAGGAAAGCGTTGAGGTGTTGGGCTACGACGAAGTCTGGCAAAAGAAAGACCTCATATGACAATCAATGCGATGACGGCTGAGGTAGACATAAAACTACTGAAGCCTCATGCTGACAACGTCAACCAAGGCGACGTTGGTGCAATCGTGGAGTCCATACAGAAGAATGGATTCTACGGTCGCATCGTGGTCAACAAGAGGAACAACCATATCCTCGCTGGTAACCATCGATATTTAGCGGCAAAGAATCTGGGGTTCGAAACTATTCCGGTTGAGTACGTTGATATCGATGAGCGTGACGAGGTTCGGTTGCTTTTGGTTGACAACAGAACAACGAGGCTTGGCGTGGATGATGAATCGGGCTTGGCTGAACTCTTATCGACTCTGATTGCCACCGAGCAAGGCTTGGCTGGAACTGGATTTGACGACAGTGACCTCGATGAACTCATAGGGTTGTTGGCTAAGTCCGCCACTGATGCATCCGAATCGTTGTCTGAGGACAATCAACCTGAACAAGAATCCCCTGAAGAGCGTTGTGCCGTCGGTCAGGTATGGCAACTCGATGACTCAGAACTCACTGTTGGTGAAGACGTAGAGACGTGCGATGCACTTCTCTCATTCTGGGAAAAGATTACACGACGGAAAGCGAGGCTAGTTGAGTAATGGAAGGTTATGGCGAAGAGCGTAAAAACCCTAATGGACGACGGTCACTATTGAATGAGACATCTGAAAAGTTAGTTCTCGATGCGGTTACGGCTGGTGCAACACTCAAGATTGCGGCAGAAGCGGCTGGTGTGTCATACGACACGTTGAAGAAGTGGATTGCTCGAGGTGAGCATGGGCATGAGCGTCCCGCTTACAAAGAGTATGTCGAGTTTGCTCAGAAGGTTAGGCAAGCACAGGCTAAAGGTGAGGTTGGGCTTATTGCCCGTGTTCGCAAAGCGTCCGAGGAGAACTGGTCGGCGGCGGCATGGCTACTGGAACGTGGTCATTCTGAACGCTGGGGACGCAAGCAACAGATTACAGTGAAGGAACTTACGAATGAGCAAATTATCTCCCTACTTACGCAAGATTCTGATGGAGGAGGCACTGAAGAGGAACCTGAGTCCTGATGGGAAGACCGCTCTTAGCCCTTACTTCAAAGGGATTGAGATGGGGTCGCTCAATGACTATCACGAGTATCTTCGACTGACGTTACCTAAGGGGTGGGATGCAAACCCTCCGCACATCAAACTCATCTGTGAACACATGGATGCTATCGATAGGGGTGAGATAGACCGCCTTGCCGTCTCAATGCCCCCTCGTCATGGGAAGACCGAGACTATCACTGTTCGGTATGGAGCGTACTGCTTTGAGCGTGAGCCGGATAGCAACGTCTTGGTCACCGCTTATAACGAACGTATTGCACGACGCTTCTCACGTAAAGCCCGTGCGATTGTGAGTGGGCGTAGAGCGTTGATGGAAAGTTCGAAGGCTCAGGATGAATGGGGTATGCCTGAGGGCGGCACATTTATGAGCCGTGGTGTTGGCTCGCCTCCTACTGGTGTTGGTTTCAAGCACATCATCATTGACGACCCTATCCGTTCTCGTGAAGACGCTGAATCGATTAATGCTCGTGAAAAGGCTTGGGACTGGTACACCGACGATATCTATACTCGTCTCGAGCCCGGGGGTGCGATGATTATCGTGGCTACTCGATGGCATCACGACGACATCATTAGCCGTGCTATCGAGTCAGAGCCGAATCGTTGGACTGTACTCAAACTTCCAGCCATTGCCGACGAACCGGATGACCCACTAGGACGCAACATTGGTGAAGCACTGTGGCCTGACCGTTACCCAGTTGACGCACTTGAACGTATCCGTTCGGTTCAGATGCAAAACGAAGGTGAGTACTCGTGGCTTGCCCTTTATCAGCAAACTCCTACTCAGAGGACTGGCTCGTTCATCAAGCAAGACAAGATTACGATTGTTGACCACGGCCCGGATATTGCAAAACTGGTACGTGCATGGGACTTGGCATCCGTAAAGGGTAGTGGCGACTACACCGTTGGCATAAAAGCGGCACTCGATAAACAAGGGCGATTTTGGATACTCGACTTGGTGAGGGGGCAGTTCGATGTTGAGGAGCGTGATGACCTAATCCTCAGAACAACTATCGCTGATGGACGTGAAGCAACGTGTCGTCTTCCTCAAGACCCAGCACAGGCTGGTCGTTCTCAGGCAAAGTATCTCTTGAAGATGTTGCATGGGTTCAAGGTGTCGATTCATATGCCTAGTGGAAGCAAGATAGTCCGAGCCGAAGCCCTAGTCAGTCAAATCAACAATGGCAATGTCTATATGCTCAAGGGTAAGTGGAATAACGAAGTTCTCGATGAGATGCGTATGTTCCCGATGGGTAGACACGATGACATCATCGATGCCGTCGTAGATGCTTATGACGAAGTCGTTCGTAGGAGGACGATGCAAGCCGTATGAGAAACTTCATTCCTCTCGCTCAAGTTATTGATGTGTACGGAGTAATCGAAGACCTCGTGCTGAATGTCAAGTGCGACAGGATTGAGGTTGATTACGAGGTAGATGTCTATCCGCCAATCACCAGTAATGAGTTACTGACGGTTCAGCAATGGTACGTGACAGCGTGGGCGATGCATCTTCAAGTGTCGTCCCGCCAACGTAAAGAGAAACCCGAAGTTAGGGTTGGTAACCTAATGGAGTTTGCCCGTGAGTTCACGCCTCACGGGAGTTCCACATCTATCCCTGAAGGAACGCTTTGTCGAGTTGTATTCCCGCCTCGGAAGGTTGGATATGGGCTTGCCCCGTCAACAGTCAGAGTCTGTGTTGTCGATGATTACTTGACTGTGCCGTTACACTTCCTAACGACGCTTTGGACACCATTACGACCAGAAGACGCTCAGATGACAGCGAGTCGTAAGTGGCACGGTCGTCGTGAGATTGGTGAGGACATCATGCGTATGTGGAGCCCTCTGGCACATAAGTGCCTAGCCTCACACGTTGACGACGCACGAGCCCTATCTAAGGTTTGTGCATATGGGAAACCGTTGAGTCGTCCAGAATCATGTAACCCGCCTTCTCCAATTTCGGAGCATCAACAGGATTGACGACCCAGCATTTGCCATCAACAGCGAATGCGACGGACTTCACTATCATCCTCTTGGAGTACCGTACTGCTTTGTCAGGGCAGTCGAATACAACTGGTACGGAATAGAAGTCACTCGACTTCCAGTTCTTCTTTCTTCTCATGTGTAAACAGTAACACAAAATAATATGAATGTCAATAGTGTTGCAAATAAATAAGCATGATGTAATGCCCGAGTGAATACATACGAAGACTACAAGTACACGAAGGTTGGGTTACGGATGAACGTCGGTGTGTATCCGGTGACCGTAGCAATGTACAAAGAATATTGTCAGGATGCGTCAAAGCGAATGCCTCCTGTGCCGTCATTTGGCTGGCAAGATGACCACCCGATAGTGAACCTAAATTGGTACGACGTGCAAGACTACTGTGCTTGGGTTGCGTCTCGATACCAAGACAAAGTCAGGCTTCCATATGACTCTGAATGGACGCTGATTGCTCGTGGTGGGTTACATCCAACAATCGCTCCATATCCGTGGGGTGATTCATATACAGATGCCGCAACTTGGACATCTGTGAGGACAAGGAAGTTCGGGACTGTATCCGTAGCACGGACTCATAACATCTATCTCAATGGATATGGGCTACTTGATGTTTCAGGCAACGTCGCTGAGTGGCTACAGGACTCCAAGGACGGTCAGAAGTGCTTTGCTACAGGTAGTTGGTACTCCGCTGAACAAACGTACGGTATGTGTCAATCTAGGGCTTACCAGACACCTATCTTTAAGAGGGATTGGCTCGGGTTCAGACTCGTGACAATAGACACGTAAAACTTTTTTGAAAAATAGTTGACAAAGTACTTGACAAGTATGTGAAGTGTATGCGATACTCTAACCAATCAAGTTCGGAGGAAACAAAAATGAGAGTAGTAACAACAATCCCAAGCAACGTCAAAGTCGGAATGATGGCAACTTGTACTGACTGCGGTCAGCACGAGGAAATCTGTGAAGTCACAGACACCCAAGTCTGGACATACGATGAAGGTGACTCGTACGAGTTCGAGGGTCATGCAACCTGTTTCGCTTGTACTGAGTTCCGACAAGAAGAGTTGCGTATCCTCATAGCGGATGCAATTGATGAGTCCAAGTTACTGCTTGAGGTACAGGCATCAAAATAATCTTTGCACACTACTTGACAACAGTCTTTTAGTGTGCAATACTATAGACAATCAAGTTCGAGGAGTAAACAAAAATGAAGACAATCGTAATCAGTGAGCGGGAAATGGCAAAAGCCCGCAAAGCGGTCAAAGACCGCATTCCAGCGTCGGAGCGACCGTGGGCTCGTCCTACAGTCTTCAAGAGCCGTAAGGCTTACACCCGGAAGGGTAATGGTGGTCGCAATGAAGAATAGTCTTAAAGTTATCGGGCGAGTCATCCTCGTCATTGCACTCGTCTGGTTCTTCATTGACTCAACACGGATTGCACTCCAACATGAAGATGCAAAGGCTGAGGCGATTGCAAAGCACTCAAAGGCTATGGCGGATAACGCACCTGACGTGAACTAGCATCACAAGAGCCTCTACAGGGCTCATACAGCGAGTTTAGGATAAAGAGCAACTGATTACTCGGTTCGCTCTTTTTTCGTGCCTATTCTGTTGCGTGTATACCGACGGTTGCATATAGTACAGACATGAATATCATCAAGTTTCAAAGACTCTTGGACGAGAAGGTAAGTCTCAAAGCAAAGTTACCTTGTGGGACTGACTGTGAGTTCAAGGGTGTTGTGTACAGTTTCGGTAAGGGCTACGGGCTTGAGTTCGTGGGGGCTGATGGTAACGTGATGTTCATCAGGGCTAGGAACGTGAACGACGTTGACTGGGCTGATAAGAACGTCACGAAATTCATCGAGGGATAGCAATGGCAATTTGGGAACGGATGAAGGGGTTCTTTAAGCAAAGTGCCCCGGCGGGTGAACTCCCGTTATCCCGTAATCAGAGTCGGGTCGTAGCGAGGTATGGAAACGGCAAACTGACGAGTCTGATTACGACACGTCTCCCGAACTCCACTCGTGACTGGGCTAAGGAAACTGGTGACCTTGGACTAAATGGAATTGTTGCCATCGGTATCGACTGGTACGTCCGAAACTGGGGTCTTTCTAAGCCAGTAATTCGCCGTAATACACCGAACACAAGTGCGGATAAGTACGAAATCATTGATGAGCATCCTTGTCTGACGGTTATCAAGAATCCGTATCCTAATATTCCAGCGAGCCGATGGTGGGGGTGGATTATTCAGGACTACAAGGTTCTGGGTAACGCCTATGCTCGCATCATGCCTATTAAGGGTGCTAAAGACGGTGAGCAACAGTACTACCTTCAGTATCTACCCGGAGACATGGTCTCTCCTGAGGGTAATCAGACGACTACAACCGAGAACTACGTGTACACGGTTGATGGGCGACGATTCCTAATTCCGTCAGAGGAAATCATTCATTGGGCTTACCTCCGTGACCCAAAGGACATCCGTCTTGGACGCACACAACTCAGTGCCGTCCTAAAAGAGATTGCCACAGATAACCAATCTTCTACAACGGCGTACGCACTCGTCCGTAACAACGCAATGCCATCACTCATGGTCGGGCCTTCGCCCGGAGACATGGTTGAGATGTCTGTTGACGATGCTCGCACAATGAAGGAAAAGTTGGCTGAGGACTTCACATCTGACTGGGCTGGTGGCATCGCTGTCATGACCGCCCCGTACAACGTGAGTCGTTTGTCGATGAGCCCGTCTGAGATGAACCTCGATGGACTACGACGGAAACCTGAAGAGCGAATTAGTGCGGCACTTGGGTTGAACTGTATGGTGCTGAGTCTGGGTGCTGGGCTTGAGCGTAACACCTACTCGAACTACGCTGAGGCTCGTAAAGCGGCTTGGGAAGATGGAATGGTTCCTCTTCAACAGCAACTCGCTGATGTCATCACACTGAAGATTCTCCCATTATTCCCGGACATCCAAGAAGGTGATGTCATTGCATTTGACAACTCCAATGTCAATGCACTTGATGAGGACAACACGACCAAGGTGGCTCGCTCTACGGCTCTGTATGAAAGCGGCATTATTGACCGTGCTGAGGCTCGTAAGATTGTTGGCGAACTGGTTCAACCTCAGGACGGAGAAGTGTTCCACTCGAAGGGGCTTGGACTGGTTGGTGGCATCATGCCTTCTGAACCTATGGTCAAATCGGCTGAAGTCAAGAGTGAAGATGTCGAGATTGACGAGGAGATTAAACTCGTCCAGTATGAGATTCGCTCCGCTGATACGTTCATCCCAACGTCTTCCATGGCAAGTGCCGCCCGTCGAGCAATACGATGGCGTGAAGAGGGTCGTCCCGGTGCAACTCGTGTAGGTTGGGCTCGGGCTAATCAACTTGTCAATCGTGAAAAACTCTCCTCTGACACCGTCATGCGTATGTACTCCTTCTTTGCAAGACATGAAGTAGATAAGCAAGCGGAAGGCTTCAATGAAGGTGAAGAAGGGTTCCCGTCAAAGGGGCGTGTGGCGTGGGACGCTTGGGGTGGTGACGATGGATTTGCTTGGTCGAAAAGAATGCGTAACCGCATCTTGGCTAAGAGGGCTGAAGACACTGCTTCTTCCGACGAAGGTCTTGCCGCTAAGTCTTTCCACTCTCCTCTCTACTCCAGTGCGAAACAACTTCAACGTGACATCCTCCGTCAAGAGCAAATCGTAGTCGAGTCAGCACAAACGGCTTGGAGCAAGGCATTCGCCTCCAGTCAGAAGATGGCACTCGAACTATCTGAAGGTATGACTAAGGCTCAGGCAACGGCACTGTGTAAGAAGCACATCGGGGCATTGGAATCGTTTACTGAAAAGGTGACCGAATTAACTGAGTCTGGTCAGTTCAGCGTGGCTGAAACCGCATCAGAAGAAGTCAAGGATATGGCACTACTTCAGAACCCAGAACTCGAATGGAATGATGTAGACAGTTATGACATCAGTGACTTGTCTGGTGTTGCTTCGAGTGGCGACTCAATCTCATCGATGATGAACGACGTGTTGACCACACTCAAGAGAAGCGTGGAAGATGCACTCGAGACAACCGACCCAGCCTACATCACTGCCGTCCTCAACGGTATTCGGCTCAATGGTTTCAATCAATACGAGAATATTGTTCGTAACGAAATGCTTCATGCATCACGTTCGGGAGCAATGGTTGCTTACGCTAAGAACACATCAAGCGTCCTTGGCTACAAGCGGGTGTGTTCAGCCGATGTAAAGACAAGTGCCGTATGCTGGGGCTTGCATGGTGTTGTATCCCCACTTACTCAGCATCCTCACGTTCATCCTCGATGTCGTTGTACATCTGTCCCAATTGTGGAAGGTAGTCAAGACACCGACATCCCAACTTCAGAACAACTCTTCATGTCTCTTCAGCCAGACGAGCGTAAGAGTACTCTCGGTACAACAAGGTACGAATTATGGCAAAGCGGAACTCCTCTGTCATCATTCGCCTCAACCTATATGGATGACACATGGGGTAATGTCGTTCGACTGACACCAATCAGTGAACTTATAGTGTCAAGTTGACAACGTGCAAAAACAACGTAATGTAAGTGAGACGGTCACTGTGCCGTCCAAGTCCTTACGATGCATAGGATGAAGCATTGGATAACAACGGAACTAAGACAATGAAAGACTTACTGGTTACATTCGGTGACGAAGTCAAGGTCACGTCGAGTGGGAAAGTCAGTGGTTACCTTATTCGGTTCGGTGGAACGGACTTGGATGGTGACTTCTTTACCCAATCGTGTGATTTTGGAAGACCAACTAATGTTGGTGACTCGTTCAAGATGAATCTTTACTACGCTCATGGCATGGATGATGTCGTGGGTAAACAGACTGTAGGTACAGGACGAGTTGTCGTAAAAGACGCTGGTCTCTGGTATGAGGGTCAGATAGAGATTAGTGACGAGTACCGGAAGATGATTGCGAAACTCGGGCAAGAAGGTCGCCTTGGATTCTCGAGTGGGGCGGCATCTCATTTGGTTGAGCGAAAACAAGTTGGTGAGGCAAGCCAAATTATTCGGTGGAATCTTGCTGAAGCGAGTTTGACTCCTAAGCCAGCCGAGCCTCGCAATATGGCAAGTGTCAAATCGCTGAAGAGTCTGATGGGTGCTGAACTCAAAGCATCAGTAGAGGACTTGAAAATTGGAGATACTGTCCAGTGGCAATCATCTGGGGGTAGAGCATTCGGACGCATTGAGCGAATGTCTATGAATGGGACGTTGTCCCCAAGCCCTAAGGGTAGCCCTATGACTGGAACTGAAGAGCAACCTGTCTACCTGATTAGGGTGATGAGAGAAAACCCTGATGGCGAGATGGAGTCAACAGACGTATCTGTCGTCCATAGAGCGGATTCGCTTTCTAAGATAGATGTGAAGTGCGGAATGGGTTATCCACGGCAATCGAGCCCACGAGTAGTACTTGTACAGCCAAGACCGTACACTTATGCATTCCCTGTACGTGCGGAAGCACGAGGAATGAATACAATAACTAATAACGCTCCTATGGCGGAGGAAGAAATGATGCGTCGTCGTTACATGGTTCCACGGGAAGATTCGATGCAAGGTTATATGCCAGTCTTGCCTAACACGACTGCTTACCCTGCCGTTCAAGGTTATATGCCAGTACTTTCCCCTTCTACTGATTATCCAGCCGTTCAAGGTATGAATGAGATGTATGCCCCTCAGGGTTATATGCAAACTGTACCAATGGTTGGTTACGGACGAGCCAATGCTCCTATGTCTGAGGAGGAGATGCGTCGTCGCCGTTACGCTGAGGTTCAGGGCTATATGCCAGACTATATGCAAGCAATGGCATCCCCGTTCACCGCTTGCAAGATGTGTGGTCGTGGAATGCACAAGACAATGGCGTTTTGTCCAAACTGCGGGTCGGCACAGAAGAATGGCGAAGCCCCTATGGTTCTTCCACGACTGAGGGCTGAGTCCGAAAACGTCGTTGAAGACATGATGAACGAAAAGCCAGAGATTGAGGTCAACCCACAATCCCTGTCCTCTATCCTTAGCCACCTCATGCAAGCCTACTATGAAATGATTCAGGCTATGTCTGAGGGTGAAGATGAGAGTGCATACGACGCTTATCATGGTAAGTTGATGAAGGAGTGGGATATGTTCCATGCCGCTGGCAAGTCGTTCTTGTCAGAGCGTGTTCGCCCACTAAACGAAGTCCAGTCGATTCCAGTGACTTTTAGCAAGTCCAAGCCATTGACTGTAAGTGAATTTGAGAAGCGTGTGCGTGATGCATTCGGACTCTCAAGACGGGAAGCAAAGACTGTTGCGTCCCATGGATGGAAAGCCCTGTGCGATGCAGGGGTTGCCGCACTGACCGATGAGGTCGAAAGCGAATCGAAAGCAATCATCTGGGAAGATGCTCCGCAAGTAGAAGAGCCAGTAGTACAGGATGCTACGGAAGTAATCGCCGAAGAGCCTGTAAAGAAGCCCCGTAAGAAACAGGTCGCTACGCCTGTTGCTGAACCAGTTGCTGAGGAAGTCGCTCCAGTAGAAGAGGCTAAGTCAGTCAACGAACTCGACGATACGGATGCTGATGATGATGATGACTCCGATGACACCGCTGATGAATCAGTTGTTGCCGTCGAAGAAGTCTCTGAAGAAGCAAAGGCAATCTCCGAAGCAAAACGTGAAACGCTCATGCGTCAACTATTGCTTCAGCAACTTGCATCACAGGAAGGTTAGTAAAGATGGATATCAACGCACGAATCCGCAATTACGAAGCACAAATTGCGGAAAACAAGAAGGTAGCCGAGGGAATCCTTGGTGACCCAAATCTCTCGATGGATGACGCTCAGGAACTGATTGCAACGAACGACACGCTCCTCGCTCGCATCAAGTCCCTCAAGACGCTTGCTGGTCAGGCATCCGACAACTCCCTGCCTTACCCAGAGGTAAAGGAAGTCGAAGAGACCCCTGCCGTCAAGAACTACGACCGCACCGACGCAATCAAAGCCGCTTCTCTGTCCGCTGTTCAGAAGACCGGCCCTTTCCAAGGTGAAACGAAGTCCGAGCGAGCATTGAAGGCATACCGCTTTGGTATGTGGTTCCTCGCAGGCCCTGCTGGTCAGTCCAAGGCTCAACGCTGGTGCAAAGAGCGTGGTATTGAAGTCAAGGGTCATGTCGAGAACGAGAACGAGGCTGGTGGATTCCTCGTACCTGAAGAGTTCCTCTCCGACCTCATCGACCTCCGTGAGCAGTACGGTGTATTCCGCCGTAACTCCCGTGTTACCCCGATGTCTTCTGACACTCAGACTCGCCCACGTCGCAAGGGTGGTCTTACCGCTTACTATGTCGGTGAGGCTTCAACTGTAACTGAGTCCGAACTCCAGTGGGACAGAGTTCGCCTGATTGCCAAGAAGTTGGCGGCATTGGCGAAGTTGTCTGTTGAACTGAACGAAGACAGTGCAATCGACCTCGCTTCCACGGTTGCTGATGAAATCGCATACGCCTTTGCACTTGCTGAGGACAACGCTGGTTTCAACGGTGATGGTACTTCCCAGTACGGTGGTATCGTTGGTGTCCGTGAGAAACTCAAGGGATTGGACGCAAGCCCAGCAAACATCGCTGGTCTCGTAATTGGTACAGGTACTGGTTACGCCTCGTCCTTCAACTCCCTGACGCTCGCCGACTTCCGCAAGTTGGTTGGTCGTCTTCCTCAGTACGCTGACACCCCGAATGCTAAGTGGTATGTTCACCGCTCCTTCTACCATGAAGTCATGGTGAAGTTGGCTGAAGGTACTGCTGGTACTTCCAGTGTCGAAATCATCAACGGAATTGCTCGTCAATACTTCCTTGGTTACCCAGTGGAGTTTGCACAGGTTCTTCCAAAGGATAGTGCCGTTAGCCAAGTTACAGCACTCCTCGGTGACCTCCGCATGGGAACCATGCTTGGTGACCGCCGTGACGTAACCCTCGCACTCTCCGAACACGCCGCCTTCACAACTGACGAGTTGACGCTCCGTGGAACCCAGCGTTTCGATATCAACGTCCATGACGTTGGAAACGCTTCCTCTGTAGTCGGAAACCGCCAGACCGGCCCTATCGTCGGACTTATCACTGCGTCTTCGTAGTGATTTGACTTAGTGGGAGGTGGTTGTACTGCCTCCCACTGGAGAACTTCAATGATTAGCACAACTGACCAGAAGATTGTCAAAATCCTGAACCCGCAATCGGGTACAGCATTGACATCCGCTGAACTCGACACTGTACAGAGTGGTATCAAGGCTGATTACGCCGTCATCTACTATATCTTTGGTGCAATCGGTGCTGGAAACATCACTGCTGGAAACTTCAAACTCCAGCACTCTGATGCATCCGGTTCTGGATTCGTGGATGTTGTCGGTGGCACGTTTGGTGTTGTTACCACAACGACTGATGATGGAAAGATTTACGCCATCAACGCTGACCTCCGCAAGACAAAGCGTTATCTCAAGGTTGTTTGTAACGCCACTGCCGCAACCCTAGCCTGTGGCTTTGCTGTCCTTGAGATGAAGGAAGCCCCATTCACAGCCGCTACTCGTGGCGTAACTGGTGCTGAACTCGTCATCTAGTCTCGCTATAGGTGACCTCCTTGTAATGAGGGGGTCACTTGGGTAACCGACATGATTAACTTTCTTGACCAAAAGATTCTCGGTATCACCCCACCTGCCGCAATTGTCAACAACGCATCGTTCACCACGGCTGAAGTTGATTCTGTGCAAAACGGTGTGAAGTATGACTGGGCATCCGTATATGTGTATCTCGGTGCAACGGACGTAGCCGTAACTCAGTGTAAGATTCAGGAGTCAGACACATCAGGGTCTGGTTTTGTTGACATTACTGGTGCTGTCCTTAGCCCAACGGCGACAGACGACAACAAATTTTTTGTCTTCCATATTGATATGCGAAAACGTAAGCGTTACCTCGACCTCGTGCTGACTATTGGTTCGGGTACTACTGGTGGCTTCGTAACAGCATTCGCCATCTTGTCCCGTTCTAAAGAAGTGCCGTCGTCCGCTCTACTTCGTGGAGCAAACGGCGGAGAAGTATTGTTAACCTAATGAAAACTCGTGAGGAAGTCGCACTTGAAGTTGCACGTATGTGTGCCTCAGACAGGCAACCATTGTTGTCTACGGACGACATCCTTGCGGTTGTAGATGAATCAAAGCGGGGATTACTCTGGGAAGCGTCAACGACGTATGCCATTGGAGATTTAGTATTCCCCGCTACGTTCAATGGACGACTTTACAAGGTGACAGTGGAAGGTACTACCAGTGCCACTGAACCTGATTGGAACACATCTGGGAAGAGTAGCCTAACAACCGACAATGGAGTCGAGTTCATAGATGTAGGCCCCTGTTATAAAGAACTGTATGACATCAAGAGAGCCGCTTGGCGTGGCTGGTTGATGAAGGCTGAACGGTGTGTTGAACTTACGGATGCATCAGACGGTAGCGTTAATGTGCGTATGAGTCAGTTGTATGACCAGTGCATGAAAGCGGCAAGCCGATATAGACCGATGGAGATAGTCTGATGCCATGTACCCTGAAGACACGATAAGCCCTATCCGTGCTGAAATGGCACGTCGAGCATTACCTACCACCGCTGATATCCTCCGAAACTCACCTCTATCTGATGGTGTTGGAGGAGTGCTTACTGAGTGGCGTATCTCATCCTATTGCAAGTGCCGCATCAACCAGTCCTCTGGGAATGAGTCTGTTCAGGGCGGTGTCATGCAAGCCCGTTCCAATTGGACGATACGTGTACCAATCGATACAGACGTACTTCCACGAGACAGAATCCGTGTGACGAGTGGTGCAATCGAGGGTCGTGTCTTCTCCGTTGAAAGTGTTGACAACGGTCGTGACAATGCATTGCTACTGAGTCTGAGTTGCGACATCATGAGTGATGAGGATGGCGACCAATTATGAAAGACGTAGCATACGGAAGACTAATAATCATCGCTATAGGTGCGTTCATGGCAAGTGCCGCACCTGAGTTCGATGCTTGCTGGAAAGCCCAGCATATCCCTGACACTGCTACGTTCGGTTCGATAATGAAGTCGTTCACCCTCGCATCGATAGAAGGCATTCGTGCTGGTATTCCAGCGATGGTTACGGCTATGATTGCATTCTTCATGAGGCAAGATTCTGATGTGCCAGCGTTTTCCGTAGGCTCGGTCAAAAAGAAGACTGAGGCTGAGGTTATACAGGCTCAAGCACAGAAGGAATCCGAGAGGTATGTGACGGTTAGTTCAGCAACGAGGGACGTATGAAAATCGAAGAACTCGGAATCAACGTAGGGCAAGCGATTGCTGGGTTCGTTGGTTCTCTGATTATGGCGAGCAAGGACTCAAGTAAGAACTTGGGTGCGGCATTCGGTTCGGTAATTGCTGGTACTGCTTCAGCGACTTATCTCACGCCAATCGTCGCCGATATGCTTCATGT